GGCCTTCCAGCTCGCAGAGTTGGCGCCGGTCCGCCTCAACTTTATTTGCAGTAAGAGCACCGATTCAACCGCCAGCATTTCCCCGAGCGAGATCTACGCCAACGTTGGGATTACGCCGAACAATGGCAGTCCGAACGAGCCGTCGTTGCGCCATCTCGTGGTACGCGCTCAGCAAAAGATACAGGCCATCGGCCGGCGCCTCGAGGGCACGTTTGACTCGAAGGCTACGCTCGCCTTTGGAGCGCCGTCGTGGCTGGTTTATAAAGCGAGTCCCGCGACGTTGTAGATGTATTTAAGGCAGATCGAGGCAGCGGTCCATGTCGTAATGCTGCGCAATTCGGTCGGGGGCGACAAGCTTTCCCCGGAAATGATCATGTTCCTGGTGTTGACGCTTCACGACGGGTATCTGCTGTTTCCGAGCGCTGAGGAGCGAGCCGCGTTCGATTTTGTCGACATAGCGTTCGAGCTCGGCCCTTCGTGGAAGCCGAAGGAGGAGTAGTTCTTGTGAAGATCACAGTCAAGTTAGCTCATGCGATGCAGAACCAACTCCAGCTGATCATCGGGTATCTCGAGCTCGGGAAAACCGCGAAAGCGATCGAGGCAGCTCTGGAGCTCTCGAAACTGGTCAAGGGCCACACCGTCGAAACGGTCGAAAACGCGAGCGCGGAGAAAGAGTGCGGGACCAAAAATGATTGAAGCTGGCAAAGGACGAGATCCCGAGGACGAATTCCAGTACTACGTGCAGGAGGACGGGATTAAATCCAACTGGCAGCATCCCAGCGAGGCCGAACTGGTCCGATCGGTGAACAAGCTGCACACGTTCACTCGGCAGCTCGTAGTCGAAAAAGGCCTGATGCAGACTGCCCTGCTGGACGCTCGAAGCAAACTGCGCTTCTCGCGCGGCTGGATCTGGATTTTAACGCTCGCGATCGGTGGCTCCTGGGCCCTGATCTTCGGAATGGTCAAGCTTTGGCTGCTGCCGATTCTAGAAAAGGTGCCCCGATGAAGAAGCCCGGGCCCACACGCATCACTATCAAAACGATTTTGAGCAATGGCAAGACGGAAACGCGCCATCTGCGCACTCCGCCTAACCAGTTCCTGTCACAGGGTGGTATCGACTGGCTTTTGCACGAGGAAGCGAAGCGCGTGGAGGAATTCTTCCCCGGCCTGGAGTTTCGCCTGGTGCCGCTCAGAAGCGGCGTCCATTTCAATTTTGTGCAGATTGCCGGTAGCAAAACAATTTCTGCAGGGTCAGACCCGTTCGTTTTCTTGGGGCCCTGAATGCCCGCAAAGCCGCCAACCATTTGTGCTCAGTGCGGGGCGACGGTACCGGATGGCGGGCGCTGGTGCGAGGCCCACGCCAACGACAATCGTCAGCTGCGCGAGTCGCGCAATCGCAACGCCACGCGGCGAGCCGAAGGCTTTAAGCGGCTGTATGACGCCTGGGCCTGGCGGGGACGTAAAGGCGCCCGGCGGCTGGTTCTGGCTCGCGACGCATTCTGCCAGATTGCCGTCCTTTGCGAAGGACGCGCACTCAGTGAAGACATCGATCACGTAATTCGCGCCGAGCTGTATATCGAGAGGCACGGCGGCGATACAACGTTTTTCTACGATCTCGACAATTTACGCGGGGCCTGTCACGCGGATCACGCGCGGAAGACGTCGCTTGAAAACCGCGGGCAGTGGAACGAGGCCGAAGTGGTAAAGGCGCTGGCCGGCGTCAACGGATAACTTATGGGCGGCAGAGGATCAGGCGGCAAAAATCGCAAGCCAACGGCGCAGAAGAAGGCCGAAGGCAATCGTGGCAAGCGCGCTCTCAATGCAAAAGAGCCGCCGGCGCGGCCCGGCGAACCGAAAAAGCCGATATGCCTGGGCGCCGCTGCCCGCAAGGTGTGGCCCGAAGTAGTGGAAATGCTCGAGAACGCGGGCGTGCTCTTCAAATCGGATGGGCTGGCGATCGCTGCGATCTGCTCCCAGATTCTGGTTTTCAAACAGGCCGATGCCGCGATCGCGAAACATGGCCTGATCCATACCACGCTCGACGAAGAGACAGGCATTGCCGTAATGCGGACCGCTCCAGCCGCGCGTGTGCGCAGCGACGCTCTGAAACATCTTCGCAGTTTGTGGCAGGCCTTCGGGCTGGATCCATCTTCGCGCGGCGGAGTGCGAATTCCCGACGGGGATCCGGCCGGGCACTCGGAAACGGCGCTCGATTCCATCCTACGGTCGAAGAGCTCAAAAGACGACATTGTGAACTAGATGGTTCGCCACGAAACCACCTGGAAGACCGCGGCCGCGGAATCGCTGCTGGCAACGAGCTGCAGCCGGATCCCCACGGTAGCGCGTTATACGTTGGACGTGCTGACCGGCAACCTGGCTGCCGGCCGCATGGTGTTTCTGGCGGCCGAGCGGTTTCTGAATGACCTGGCGCACCAGAACACTTCAGAGTTTCCGTTCTTCTTCGACCAGGGCGGCGCGGTTTCGATCATCAAATATTTTCGCGACCTCTGCCCATTCAAACTGGAGCCGTTTCAGCAGTTCATCGCCGGCAACGTGTACGGCTGGAAGCACAGCGGCGTGCAGTGCGACATCCACAAACACGGCCACAGGCGCTTCAGTACCGCCTATTGCGAGATCGGCAAGGGCAGCGGCAAGACTCCGCTGGCCGCGGGCCTCGGCACTTACGGGGTTTGCGCCGATGGTGAGCCCAGCGCCGAAGTTTATATGGCGGCGCCGTCGAAAGAGCAGGCGGCCATCTGCTTTCGCGATGCGGTCAAGATCGTGGAAGGCGATGCGGAACACAGAGAGCTGAAAAAGCTCTTCAAGCAGCATGGCTGCTCGGGAAAGATGCTTTCGGGCAATCTTTCCTATGGGACCTCGTTCATGCGGCCGGTCTCGGCCGAACACAAGACTTTGGACGGTCCGCGGCCGCACATGGTCATTGCGGACGAGCTGCACGAGCATCCGAACACTCTGGTGCTCGACAAGCTGACTGCGGGATTCAAAGCCCGCCACCAGCCGCTAAGTCTGGAAATCACCAATAGCGGGTGGGACCGCGAAACGATCTGTTTCTACCACCACGATTACTCTCGCCAGGTCCTCGAGGGCATCGTAATAAACGAAGCCTGGTTCCCGTATGTGTGCCAGCTCGACGTCTGCCCTAAGTGCCGGGTGGCCGGCAAAGAGCAGCCGGCGTGCGACGACTGCGATAGCTGGCTGGATGAGGCTGTGTGGCTCAAGGCGAATCCGGGCCTGGGCACGATTCTGCCGCGCGAGTACCTGCTCAAGCAGGTAAAAGAAGGCCTGGAGATCCCCGCCACGCGCAATTTGAAGCAGCGGCTTAATTTCTGCATCTGGACGCAATCGGAAGAGCGCTTCATCGGGCCAGAGGCTTGGCGCGCATGCGCGTGGGAGCTGGCTGGTGCCTGATCTGCATATCGGCAATCCGAAGGCCTGGCGCGAGCACAAGCTCGAGGCGCTGCTCACGAAAACGATGTTCGGAGGCCTCGACGTCGGCGTAGTCAACGATTTCACCTGCCTGGGCGGCTACTTCCCCAGCCAGAAGGACGTTTCGAAGCCCGTGCTCATGCTGTGGGCCTGGGTGCCGGAAGATGTCGACTACCACAAACTTTTGAAAGAGCGTTACTGCTACCACGATTGGGTGCGCGACGGCTTTCTCAAGATCACCCCCGGCCAGCGCACCGATTACGGCATCGTGCGCGAAGACATTCTGAAACTCGATCGCGCGTATCACATCGAGGAGCTGGCCTTCGATCCTGCCTACACCACGCAACTGGTGCAGGAGCTGATCGCGGAGGGCGTGAACATGGTGGAACACCGCCAGGGCACGTTCTCTATGACCGGACCGGTCAAGGAATTCCAGCGCCAGATTATCGGCAAAGACTTTGTGCACGGCATGAATCCGCTGCTCACCTTCATGGTCGACAACCTGGTGGTGAAGTCAGACGGCAAGGGCAATCTGAGCTGTGTGAAGCCGGATAACCCAAACTCGCCACGCAAGATCGATGGCGCCGTGGCCAGCATCATGGCCATCGGCCGAGCCGCTGCGAATCCAGACGCGTGCGGCGGCAACACCGGAAAGGTTTTCTTCGCATGAACGAACCCACACCCAACCCGTTTCCTGCCGTTTTCGCAATCATCGGCTTTTTCATGCTGCTGGGCGGTGTGTGGTGGATCTATCGGCCGGCTGCACTGGTTGTGGGCGGCATAGTGCTCCTGATCTTGGGTTTCCTGGGCCGCGGCTTTGGCGGAGGCCGCTAGCGCATGGGGATAACTAAACACTTCCGCAATTTCCTTTCGACCGCCTCATTCCGCGCCGACGCCGGCCTTGGCATCGTTGGATCGCCTTCCCCGGATTCCGATTTCTACTATCACGGCCTCGGTTATCGCAGCTCGGCCGGTCCTAACGTTTCCCCTGGCTCGGCCACTCGCCTGGCCGCGGTGTTTTCCTGTACGCGCGTGTGCGCCGAGACCTTCGGCTCGCTGCCGGTGGGGATCTTCCGCGAACGCAAGAGCGGCGGCCGAGATGCTGCTACCGACCATCCGGCGCAGGAATTGTTCCTCAAGCCCAATCCATGGCAGACCGGCATGGAGTTCTTCGAAATGATGCAGGGCCACGTGGAACTGCGGGGCAATGCCTACGCGCTCAAAGTTCCCGGCAACGGCCGGGCGCTCGACCAGCTCATCCCGCTGCATCCGGACCGCGTGCGGGTATATGTGCTGCCAGACAATCGCCTGCGCTACGAAGTGACGTCCCTCTCGAGCGGGCACATCGATCGCTACAGCCAGGACGAGATCCTGCATCAGCGGGGCTGGTCATCCAATGGAATCACCGGGATCTCAACCGTAAGCGCCCTGGCCGAAGTAATTGGCGTAGGCCTCGCGCAGCAGGAACACCGGGCACGCTATTTCCGCAACAGTGCCATTCCGGGC